TCATACATATCAATTATTTCTAATACATTATCTTCGTCCAATGAGAATGAAAAATTTGATGTTTGTCCTTGAATATTTACTTGTTTCGTATAAATCTGTCCTCCAATTACATTTCCCGTCTTTTGTAAGAGGAAAAATTGTGGAGTTCCATCTTGATTTCTAGAATAAACAGTTTGAGTTAGGGGCGAATTTACCGTATTAATTGAGAAATCTACTTCTTGAGTTAATGTGAAAAAAGTATTGTTATTGCTGGAAAATTGAGAATTTTCTCCGATTTGTAATAAATAAGTAGAATCAGGAGTATAATTTCCAAGAGTATCACTTATAGCAGGACATAATTGATAAATATCAATTGTCCCGACAGAAGTTCTGGATGCTTTAACCTTATATCCTAAATATGATGCCAAATTTATGATATTCTTTCGTTCTTGGGCAGTTGATAATAGCCCTTCCTTAAACATATAATCGGTATAAAACCCAAGCACATCACCAACATATGCCGCTTGTTGAATAAACATCATTCCGGGTGACGACGGACTGAAATCTTTATATGTTTGAGGATAATATGTCTTAGTAAACGATATGAGAGCATCTCTCATCTGAGAAAAATCACGATTTAAATATCTAACATCTTTAGAATCGTTGGGTGAGAATGTCTTGTTAATTGTCGTCGCCATACAATATAAATATCCGATAAAGTCAAAATATTAATATTATATGCTGGTGGTAATCACTAAATCTATACTATCTTGTTGATTAGTAGCATTAATAACAAATTGAACATTTATATATAATATGTAATTATCGGTTAAATTAGTATTTCCATTAGGATCATTCGTTAAAATTGTAATTTTGCCAACTGATATTCCACCAACCCATCGAGCTACATCTTCCGTTATTATGTTTCGAACCTTTACATCTAATAAACCATCATTCGGCTCAAATACCACATTCCACAACCTACAACCAAAATCAGGCGCAAATCTTCTTTCTCCCGGAATAGTATTAAGTAAATTTATGAGATTTACCTTATACATCGAATTAGTATCGACAGTCTGCTCAAAATAGCCGTCCTTTCCGTTCTGAATTGGTAATGAAAGTCCCAGTCCCATATTATTTTTTCATTGATTTTGCCAAAATAGCCTTAAAATCCCATTTCATAAGATTATCAACGGCAGGATCTTTTCCTTTAAAATCAAGAACAGAATCAGTCGTTGCTATATGTTGCTGATGACTTGGTGCAATAGCTTCGTTAAGCATTCCTCCATCTGGATTAGAATTCATCGACAGTGACCCATCCATTCCTACATAGGGACTTCTCCCCGATTCTCTGGTAGATAAATCATTGACGGTCTCATTTAAAATCGCATTTATCATCGGATCTTTTGTATAGGTCTTGGCTACTTTGGGAGTTGTTGCGACTTGTCGAGGTTGCGGTTCCTGTTGACTCATCAATTCTAATAAGGAAGTATTAGATTGTTTTCTAGGAATAGGAGCAGATGGAGTAACATCTGGTTCGGCATCTTTCGTTAGTAACTCTTGTAATAAAAGGGGAAGTTGTTTCTTTACTTCTTTTGAGACCATTTGCTCTATAAGAGTTTTCAATAGTTTAGTGTTGGCATTCATAAATTATAAATATAATCAATTAGTTATTATGTTGGTAATTTCGGAGCAGTTGGTGTAGACGGTAAACTCGGAATCGATGTGCTTGGAGTCGATGGAGTAGATGGTAGTGTCGGTAATTTTGGTAGTGCCGGTAGAGGAGGAAATGCCGGGGCTTTTGGTAATGATGGAACCGTTACATGAGGAACGGAGAAATTGGGAACATGTAATTTAATACTTGATATTTTAGCAGTCGCTGCCGATTTTAACGTATTTAACTTAGCCATAGATGCATTTATACTGTTAGTTACGCTAGATGGAAGTGCTACCCCCAACAATTTAGCAGCAGACAAATATGATGATAACTGACTTGCTTGTGCCGCCATCGCTGCTAATCCCGATGTTGTATTTGATATTTCTGTTAGTGGATTTTTTAATGACGAAACGGAAAATCCTCCGGGGGCACCGGCACCAGTTGTTACATTTATTTTTGACGGAGTAACTGGCAATTTACTCGGTGGAGGACTATTATATGCCGCCAGTTTATTTTTAGTATCCAAATACTCCTTACCATCTGCATCAGTTCCGCTATATGTAGTGCCGTCGCTAAAGGTGAAATTATATATATAATTTCCATGTGAGTCTTGATATACTTGGTCAGTTACCCCATTGGAAACTTTCTTGAATGTCTGACTCGTTATTGTTATAGATTGACTCATATTGATACTCCATCTTGACCGGGAGCATATCCGCCTCCCGTTATGAATACTCGCCGACTCGCTAATGTTTGAAGAGCAGATTGTAAAGAAATAAGACGTGCTTGTTGAACGGCTAACTGGGTCTGTTGAGGAGTGGCATCTTTGGTATCACCCGTTCTGCCTCCTTGTGCATCGGGATGACTACTATTAATTGGTTGTATGAGTATGCGCCAACATCCAATTACACATTTCATACAACCAATTAATAGTAGTCTGCCCCAATAACGCCGGTTCACCTGTCTGGTCGCCTTCACCCAAATAAATTGCCGGTGAATTAATTACCGTTTTTACATGAGTATTTAATACTATTTGATCATGAGCATCAACAATAAATTCACTATCTGTTACTATTCCATATCTTTTTTTAGAGAAATGTAAAGATTCTCCATACCGAGAAGAAAATATTAGTCTATCGCTATTAATAACTATTTGGTCGCCATCTAATGGAGAAGGATATTTAAAATTGGTAGTTCCTTGAAAGGCTGAGACTTCTTCTCCTTTTCCAACCCCATACATTGTTTTGTAGCAAGTAGTTACAAAGTTACTATTAGTCTTTCCACTGGTAATATGAATAGATGATCCGTCATGATTGATATCTTCAGAAATATAGCCGCCAACATTTTTTTCTTGGGGAGTTCCCGTTATTTTTGCCGGATTAGGACTATTATGCAATGATAAAGTTTTACCTTCTTCTAAAATTGGCCTTTGTCTATTTCTAATTAAAATCATCGGATTGCCACCATTGTTTACATAATCGGTATTGGATGGGCTGCTGATATCATTGTTCCGGTTATTATCGTATGCAGTGAAATGGATACTCTGACCAAATCTACTTTCAATTGCTAAATCACCTTCATATCGTCTTAAATTTCTTATCCGGTTATTCGATACGAAATATTTTCCGGCATATCCAGAATATCCAGTATTTCCCTTATAATTTGTAGTTGATGGGTTTGTCCCGGTATAAGGAGTCGTTGAAAATAATTCGGTATTGGGTGGATTAACGAGATCAATATTAAAATCTAAATTATTATTGGCCCAATTATGATAATTAACTTTCTTAGAATAATACGTCTTTCCGTTATATTGAGATAAGACTACCGTTTCATATATTAGAGGATATTCGGAAATATTAGATTCGGCTGGATAAGCCCATATTAATTTATCCTTGCTTATATTTTTTCCTGATTCAATAGGCCGAACTAATATTCGACCAATCCATGAATAATCAATATCAGTTTGATTAGCCTGTTTATTATTAACGGCCAATGGCCATCGGTCAGCATCTACAGTATTAAAAACACCGGAACCCCTCTTAAAAAAAGGATGGGAGTCATCTAAAATAACATCAAGAACAACTCCCAATTCAAGTTCATAAAATTCAAGTTGAGTTGCTGAGTTGGATGATTTATGATTTAATCCAAAATGATCAACTGTTCTTAAATTTTTATCGGATGATTTGGTATAGGCCATAATTACATTTTGAAATTTTCAACGGGAACATTTATCGAAGACTTTAAATCGGTAACACTTGATTCTATAGAATTTCTTAATTGTTCTTTTTCTTCTTCACTTAATAATTCTCCATTAACAGCACCATCTTTAAGAGTTTCCATTTTTTGAATGACTGCTATCATCTTTAAAAAATTATCATCGTTTTTTACACCTACGATCATAAAATCATTGATTCTTGGGAGCATTAAAATTGCGTCGTTCTTGTCTGTTATATGTTTTTGAATATCAGATAGAATGGTATTAATCTGCGTCTTTTTATTCTCTGATCGATTATACATTTCTCGATATAAATCGGTCATACTCTTATCGTCAAATATTATCTTATCATTATCCATATTATAATATATAGTGGTTAAATTCGTTTATAATCCACTTTATTGCTTTTTCGGAGATTATCTTCAACTAATAATGGTTGCAAATTTGTATAATGGACTGCTTTTAAAAATTGAGTTCTATCCGTCAAATCGAAAGAAGAAAGAGGAATAATATGATCGATGTGCCAAACCACACCATAATTATCCATTGTCATATCACCATAGAATTGAGATTTGAATTGTAATTTTAAGTCATCAATGGAACATCCTAAGTCTCGAACAGCCGAACCAACCTTGTAGTGTTTCTTCAATGCTGATGATATGCGAACTCGTAAACACGCTGCAATATGGAAATTTATATCTTCTTTTCTACGTTTTTTAATATATTCGTTACGAGAAGATTTATTGTCTTGATAATATCCTCTAGAATAATCTTTCAATTTATCGGCATGTTCTTCATAATAATTGTCGTAATATGCTGATAACTTATCTTTATTATCGTTCCAATACTTAGTTTTATATTCTGCGATAGGTTCTTTATGATTGTCCCGGTAGATTTTTACATCAGATTTAATATGTTCCTTATTTTCTTCGTAATATAATTGGTTATAACTCTTCGTTTTTTCCTTATGCCCGACAGATTCTCTAGTCCTTTTAGAATTATCCTTACATTGTTGCTTATTTTCCTGATAATATTTTTTGTTCTTTAATTTACGCCTAATATCCGACATTACTTTTTTGAGTAATTTTAAATCTTCTTTTAATGTGGGATTCATATCTCAATATTACCTGTGTTCTTATATTCATTACTAATAATTTTATAAAATGATTTCATCTTATTTAATATTTTTGTTATTGCTTGTGTCCGGCAATTTGAAATTTCTCTAATTATCAGATAAAGGACCTTTTTGTTATTCAGGTCGACTTTATCAGAATTTCTTAACAACTCGACAACAGCATTAGCTATTTCAGCATCTTGTTGTTTGGGGAATATTATAGGAATATTCTTTTCAAAGTATTTAACCATCAAACTCATAAAATCGTTCATTTCCATTTGATCGTGATGTTTATCAACTTGTTGTAATTGAACGGTATGTTCTTCTCGATCTTCTCCAATTTCAACATTTTGATTGAATTTTTTATAATTACCATTATTTAATAGGATTAGAAAATGCTTGGCGACGATAGAAAAATATGAATACGCCTTCGCAGGTCGGTCCGGATGGATCTTGCTCCTTCGTTCTGGATCAAATTTATGAATGTTTAAAACTAAATGACTAACAGCCTCTTTTTGAATATCAAACGGGCTGACTTCAAAGTAACTAAATTTAAATGTATTAAATATACATTCAACTAATTTAGTAAAGGGTTGATGTATTCTAGTTATATACAATTCATTCTTTATATTTTGATCATCTGTTGAATTGTATTCTATAATGGCTTGTTCCGTGTCATTTGTGAAGTATCTAAGCGGACTCGTTGGGCTAGTTAATTTCCGCTGTTTTCTTGGTTTTTTAGCTATAGATTCAACATGTGCCGGAGTAATTATCTTCTTAACTTTTTTACTCTTATGGACTTTAAATTTAATCTTCTTAATTTTAGATTTTAGTTTATTATTAATGATACTTTTATTTTTTGTAGATTTCTTATTTTTTCTCATTTTGTAACTCCTCAATATTTTTAGTTAATTCATCAACAATTTGCGTTAAATCGGCAAATATTTGCCCGACCATATCATCTGATTCAAATAACCCCTTCTCAGATATTCTACTTGAAAAAACTCCCTGTTTATCGATTTCTCTCATAGTGGATAATGATTTTTCCACCAAGTCTTTCATAGACAATATAAAATCATCGGATTTTAATATTTCCTTTTCGTAAAATGATATTTTTTTCTGATGAATTTTGGAAAGGACTCCCAGAGAAATATTAATTCCTATTGAGGCGGCAAGTAAAACTATGGATGTAACGAGTAGTATTATCATATTCCTATATAATCATCTAAATATTCTTTTAATTGTTCGATTGTTTCTTCAACGATATCCATATTTTTTTCTTCGATGGCATCATTGAGCATTTTAATTATATCTTTAATGTCTTGTTGTTCCATTTGTATTTTTTA